GTACTGCTCCTCCATTCATATCAGTAGTTTCGTCTTCAGCAACTTTTACAAGTTCAATAATCTCATCAAATGTACAATCCAAGCTATCACATATTCTTACCAATACATCCATTGATACATATTGATTCTTTGATAGCTTAGCTAAAGTTGTTTGACTAATATCTGCCATCTTTGCCAACTCTGTCTTCTTAATCCCTTTATCTATCATTAGTTTAAAAAGTCTATTGTAGCTTATTAATCTCATAGTTAATCTCCTCTTTAAAGATGGTGAACATACTCTCACATGTAAATTATATCATAGATGCACGCAAAATCAAAGATATCTTTGCCTTTCTTTAGTTTTTCTCCAACTATACGTACTAATCTTAGGTAATGCAAAGCAGAAGCTGAATTGGAAAACTGACTGCAAAGCAGAAAAAGGGCGAAAAAGGGCGAAGCCATAGCCGCCAATAGCCACAACTTCGCCCATTTTCTAATCTACTTATCTCACATTTTCACTTTTCTTCTTATTATCCTTATCTGCTTTTTCATCATTTTCACGAATTTCTGATTTCTTTTCTTTCAGTTTTTTTCGAACAGATGCCTTTTGGTATTTCTCTTCTAGATACTTCTCCACACCGGGCAAATACTCTTCCAGCGTTCCGCTCTTGTACTTGGTAATCGGATTAATATCTACCGGCACTCCTCCGATTTTGAAGTTATCTTCATGAAACAGATTAAACAAATCATCTTCGCTTTCGTCTCCGGACAGTTCCACCACCACATCCAAATCAGAAGCCTTTCCTTCCAGTCCTCTACATCTGCTTCCGGAGATTACTACTCCACGTCCAGATGCATCGAAGTCATTTTCAGAAAGCTTGGAAGTTACATATTCCTCCACCAGTTCTTCAATCTCGGTTGCCCCAAGTCCATCAATTGGCTGAAAGCATTCTTCTGTCTTTGCTTTGAATTCCATTATCACACGGCTACTATAAACTGCAGGTCCTGCCATATTTGCAATGTCTGCCTGCTCCGCAACCTCATCATAATTAAGTGGAATCAATTTGGATTCTTTCGTAATATTCCCCTTTGCTCTGTTAGTATCAGGATTCTCTTTCAGTTCCTCCACAATACTAAGCAGCACAAAGTTAATATCTACCGCCGGATCGTCATACACTCCACCATCTATCTCCCGATAGTGTTCATCCATTATGGAATAATCATATCCACCGTCACACTCCTGAATGCTGATAATTCTATCCGCAATCTTAAATGCAAGCTCTGTTTCTCTTGGTTCTTCGTACAACATACTGAGTCCTCCCCTAACGAAATGGCATCTCTGCTTCCATTTCCTCCGGGATATTTCCGAAACCCGAATCGCCACTGCCTCCTGCATTCTTGCTTTCTGCAAACTCGATATTCTCCACAACAATATCTGTTGTGTATACCTTCTGTCCGTCACGATTGGTGTAGCTGCCGGTCTGGATTCTCCCGGATAAATCCGCTTTCATTCCTTTAGAAAAATATTTCTCGATAAATTCTGCCGACTTTCCGAAAGCGATGCAATTCAAGAAATCTGCTTTCTGGTCAGAACCTTCTTTTACAAATCTCCTGTTCACTGCAATAGAAAATCTCGCAATAGATGTTCCGTCATTTGTATATTTGATTTCCGGATCACGTGTAAATCTTCCTGTAAGAATTACTTTATTCATGCTGTTACTCCTTTTCTGTATGCTGTTTGTCATAGTCAATTAACATCTTCAGACATTTCTGACCTTTTTCCTTGGTAAGAGACTTAATATCGCTTACCTTAAATCGAGTCTTGATCTGTTCCAAAAGCTTGGCTTCCGGGTACTTATCAATAATGTTTTTAATTGACATAGTAGTCTCGGAACTAATCATCTCGGTTTCTTTTGCCGATTCCGCTTTCCTGCCGGACGTTTTTTCTTTATCTCCTGTATTAGTAGAATCACTGTCTTTGTTATCATCAATGCAGAACAGTCCATTCAAAGCGTATTTTCTGGCATAAGATGAAGCTGCACCTGTCACCTGTGAAGAATCCATGCCTTTCTTAGACTCTTCTTCCCTTGCATAAGCAACAGTTGCAATCTCGCCGGTATCTTCGCAGTCGTTCAGATGAGCTTCTGCTCTGACATATATTCTGTCTCCAACAACTTCCATCCGATCTGTGACGCTTAACACAGTCTTTGTTTCTGCCAGAAGTGGTTTTACAGCCTCCAAAATATCCTCGCAACTTCTATATTTGTATTTTCCGAAGGAATTGTACTGCCCTTTAGGGGCTTTCAGTTTTGACTGAATAATCCCTAACTTCTCATATATATTCACTTCTATTCCTCCTTGTCATAAACTACATGTTTACTGCCCTCGATAATCAGCAAACTTGCAATATCTTTCATTGATAAGGTTGATTCGTTATAGATTTCGACCAGTGCGTTGTATGCGTCTGATGAAACCTTTACAACCTGATTGTCTTTTCCGGTTACCAGTTGTTTCTTTCTTGCCGGAATACGGATTTCAAATTCACTCATTCGTTTCCTCCTTATACGATTTCTGAGCCGTTAAAAGCCCATTTAGAGCCTGTACATAGTTTGCTAGCATTCTTGCCTTGTATGATTCTTCAATGGGGTTATCCGGGACTGTGGCAAGCTGTATATCAATCAATCTCAGAACTTCATTAATTCTCTCATCCATGTTCACACCGCCTTGAAAAAACAGTACAGGTTGTCTGAAGCATCTCCGAACTTCTCTCCATCAATATCTTCGGCTTTGTGGTATTCCACATGATCCAGAGACATATCACAGTTTTCATAATCCAGAATGTAATCACCTCTGGACTGAAGCTCTCTGAGCAGCTCGTTGATACATCCTGCTATCTCCAGACTGGGAAAAAGCTTCATAATTGCTATCTGTTTACTCATTTGGACACTTCCCATCTATCAGAAGTTCCAACAAGAAAGCTTTGATTTTATTAAGCTTTTCACGACTTTCTTTCTCGTAAAATGGGTCAAAAGATACGTTTTGGTACAAATCCCACTCGAATTCGCCGTCGGGAAGGTCAACGTCTTCTTTTCTTTTAATTCCCCTTACGTTCAGACCGTAGCTTGAATAATCAAACGTAATACTAGCTGTCGGAACTTCGTTCACAACTCTTTTACAGAGTTCATAAATTTCATCAATCTCTTTCTCGAACATCTTCTCATCCTCCTTATTTCCTACTGCCAGTCTGCTTTCATCTGGCGTACCGCCCATGCTGCCGAGATACCGAAAAAGATGTTTAGCCAGATAGGTATATCCACATATTTCCCGGCAAGCATACAAACAGCAATTAGCATATATTCTTTCATTTCATTTCTCCTGCAATCCACACAAGGTTGCTTGCCACCAGTGCGGCGACTGTCACAATCCATGCAGTGAACCATCTTTTTGACTTTTTCTTACTTTCTTCGACAATTTCAGTCGCAAGTGCTACTTCGATGTCAGTCCATGTTGGCTGATTTTCGTTTCTAATTTCACTCATATCGTGCTAATTTCTCCTTATTTTTTCTTATTTGTCTTTACAATTAGCAGATAGAGAACTATAATGTATCTATCCACTAAGGTGTTTTAGTGGTGCAAAGCTCCGGGGCGGAGGTGTCGACTCCCTCCGGGGCACTCACTTATTGAGAGCCTCTTTGCCTTTCCAGACATGACCAGTTACTTCATAGACTTTCCTAGGGCTTATGATGTATGTGATTCGGCCACCGGAAAGGCTTTTTGCTGGCTTGTTATTCTGCACAGCCACGCCGATCGGCAACCATCCATACACAATCCCTGCCCGGATTGCTGTAATAGGAAGTCCAATCAGTTGACTTGCATCGGCTACAGTCATATTCTCTGAAGAGAACTCTGGCATCTGCGGAATGCCTGATATGATTCTTGCCACTTCAGCGGCGAAATCATGTACTTCTGCATTTTCTTTGATGTAAGTATCAACTTCGCTCATTTTATGCTCCTTTCTTGGTTTCTTTCTGGTCAGGATCATCTGACTTATTCTCGGAAAAGCTTTCCGTCTTACCAAGAATGTATCCCTTGTCAAAATCTGACATATTAGGAATCGCGTTTTTCAGTTTTTCAACGATTCTTTTTTCTTTTTCTGACATGATTTTCTCCTCTCAAAATTTATAGTCTTACTCCGCTTGGACACCTGGCTTTGAACCTGCCATCATCAGCACCAGTAGGTTATCTCTGGTGGACGGTCATTTCTGACCGTTTCGGCTATTTCAGAATAATTTGCAAGGTACAAATATTTTCATCCACAATAGTTCGTATTGTTTCGATTTCTTTATTGAGAATTTCTTTCGTTTCGTCCTTTTTCAGAAATTCTTTATATCTGCTGGTTTTAAAATATAAGCCAAACATTTTTAATTGCACCTGAATTCTTGTATCTTTATCTACCACCTGTAATAATTCGTTTAATGTCATATCCTTTTTCCTCTCTTTCTTGCGTTGCTTTGTTTACCTTGTAAACACAGTATAGTCCCCCAGACAACATTTGTCAATACTTTTTTGTTGACTTTGTAAACATTTTATGATATTCTATTTTTAGAAAGGAGGAATTAAATTGAAAGACAGGTTTAAAGAGTTGCGAAAAGAATTAAACGTAACTCAGCAAGAATTTGCAGACAAACTAAAGATAAGTAGGAATTTTGTAGCGCAAATTGAAATGGGAAGCAAAGTTCCGTCAGATCGGACTATTGATGATGTTTGCAGAGAATTTAACGTAAACGAAGAATGGCTCAGAACTGGAAACGGAGATATGTTTATACCCGGAATTAAAGACAAACAAATTTCTGCCATGCTTGCAGACGTAATGAAATCTGGAGAAGATTCTTTCCGACACCGTCTCGTGTCTGCATTAGCCAGATTGGATGATGAGGGATGGGACAATTTAGAAAAACTTATTGACATGATTTCTAATAAGTAAAAAGAAAGACAAGGGCAATGCGCAAACCCTTGTCTTTTTTAATGTTATCCGATTAGCCTTTTCACAAATATATAAATCACTTCTATCCAATGATTATTCGTGCATTTTTCAATCATCTCAATAATTTCCTTCTTATAATCCATAATAACCCTCCCTGTCACAACTACCGCCTACACTACAATATATGTCCGGCTGTGGGAAATAGAACCGAACATTAGTTCGTTTTTGCTATTATACCATCTATTCCGACTCTTGGCAACTGCCAAATATACACATGGACTTTTGTTATTTCGTAGGCAAACTTTACAATCTCAAAGAAAATTATGCTTTTGCAGAGGAAAAATGCGAGATCACAAACTTTTCCACCGCCGTTGTTTGTATGTGGATACTTCTGGACAGAATGCTCCTGATATACCATATACGAATGAACTATCTGCATATCTTTCTGATTATTATTGGAAATTATCTTTTGTGGGGTATGTACAAGACTAAATACCTTATAGATCAGCAAGAGAAGTACAAAGCACTTAAAACATTTCTTTTTCATCTAAATCACTCTATTTCGTTCTAAATCTTTACAATATGCTATTAAAATGATAAAATAAAAATACCACGAATAACCGTACTTTACATAATATTGCAAAATCAGCGGTACAAAATACATAATCCGCATAAAAAGTGCGAAGTGTGGCGAAAACATATCAGGAGGGTGTTTATCATGAATGAAAAGAAAAAATATTGTAAGCACTGCGGAGAACTTATTGACGACGACTGTGTAGTGTGTCCTAAGTGTGGAAAGCAAGTAGAACAATTAGCTTCCAATAACAGAGATATTATCATTAACAATTCTGCATCTTCCTCTGCGTCCTCAGCAGCAAGTTCAGGTACGCCGTATATAAGACGGAAAATGCCATGGTATCTAAGTTGGTTCTGGATTTTAATATTGGGTGCTTGCTCTGGTGGAATATATTGGATTGTTGGAATTATAATGAGATCAAATTGGAAATCACATAATTAAATAAAAAACCGCCCCGGTATTGGCGTACCGAGACGGCATTTATACATCTCCGAAGAAATGTAATATTCTGGCAAACATATTGTATCATCTTCGGAGCAGTCGAGCAAGACAGAAAATTTGTTCGGCTGTTATTTTTATACCTAAAACAGCTACATAAAGAAAAGAGGAATAAAAATGGCGAAGAAAAGAAAGAAATATCCAAAATTGCCGAATAACTTCGGCTCTATTCGGTACCTTGGCAAGAACCGGAGAAACTGCTTCGCAGTACATCCACCGGCTACACCGGATGATACTGGCAAACTAAAACGTCCGCCGGCGATCTGCTACGTAGACGACTGGATAAAAGGCTTCACTGTCCTGACAGCATACAAAGCCGGCACGTATCAACCAGGCATGGAGCGGACTCTTGAGGTATCCCCCACAACCGACATAGACACTCTTATAAGCCGCTTGATTGCCGACTACAATACAATCAAGGGTGTAGAGGATAAGCACCCGGAAATCAAGAAATTGACGTTCTCAGAGGTATATAAACAGTTTTATGCGTGGAAGTTCCCAAATGGGACAAAACTGTCATACAGTTCAAAGGAAGCATATCGGACGGCTTACACGAACTGCACCGTTCTGCACAATCGCATATTCGAAGATTTAAAGGCTCCTGATATGCAAAAGGTTATTGATGATTGCAAGCTGAAAAAGCAAAGCCAGATGGCTATTTTAACTCTATTCAAGCAGATGTACAAATATGCCGTATACTCAGAAATTGTAACGGAAAATAAGGCGTTATATGTCCATGTTAATGCTGATAATGACACCGAACATGGAACGCCATTTTCTGATCAGGAACTACAAACTTTATGGGATAATGCCAACGATCCAGAAGTGCAGCTCATTCTTATTATGTGCTATTCTGGTTGGAGAATTGGTGAAGTGTTAAAACTTACGACCAACTTGGAAGAGAAATACTTTCAAGGTGGAATCAAAACAAAAGCCGGTAAAAACAGAATTGTTCCGATACATTCTGCTATATACCGTTTTGCTGAACAGAAAGTACTGACACAAGATGGTAAACTATGCGTATATACTCAGCAACACCACAGAAAAGCATTGTTCTATCCTACACTGGAACGTTTGGGAATAGTCGGCAATCCGAAACACACGCCGCACGACTGCCGACACACCTTTTCTGCTTTATGCGAAAAATACGGTGTCCGGGAGAATGACCGAAAGCGAATGCTAGGCCACTCCTTTGGTGGAGACGTCACGAACGCAGTGTACGGTCACAGGACGCTGGAAGAACTTCGAACAGAAATAGAAAAGATAAAAGTTCCATTTGTGACTAACTGTGACTAACGGAACCTATTTTAATCTTTCTAAAACAACCGAAATATCGTTATCGAAATGCCGGAAACCCTATTAAAATCAACGTTTTCAGCGATTTTGCAAGGATTTCCTTCATTTCATTTTCATTATTCTAATTTTATTAATTGCGACCAACAAATAGAATTTAGAAAATTGCGCAAATACCTGTAAATACAGTGTTTTTGGCACTATTATATTAGGAAACAATATTTTTATTTGTGACTAACGTGTGTCTAACGATAACAGTCTAAAACTTCCGAAATGATACAAAATATGTTTATAAATAAAATTCCCGGGGAATTAACCCCGGGATATTTTTATATGGCAATCAAATCTTTCCATGTGGCGGGTCCGCAAATACCATCCACTTCCAGAACTTCTTTCCTGGATTCCTGATAAGCTTTCAGAGCGCAAATCGTGTTCGTATCTGCTGTCCATGTAAGTTTCAGAGCTTTGCCGTTTTTGCCTTTAAAGCCTCTGGCTCTTAAAATTTCCTGTAAGAGGAGCACAGATGTGTTTTTATCTCCTGCTTTTACTGTTTCTGGATTAAACATATATTTCTCTCCTGTCTGTGCAGTATTAGATGATGTATTCTCAGGTTTTACGGGTGCGGATGCATCGGATACAATACTATAATCTGGTGTACAGAACTTAGTTCCGGGCATCTGGCTGTTAAGATAACTCTTTGCACAGACACCGCCGCCATTTGCAATAATTCCAGATGCACCAGAAGTATTTCCCTCGATGGTATAGAACCTGTCTCCGATTACGGCCGTTACGATGCCGGTATGAGTGAAAGTTCCATTATGATAAAAAATTACAATATCACCGATCTTTGGATTAGCGTTCCTTGTAAACAGATTACCAAGTGTTGGGCAGTAAACATAGGGCCAGTGTTTCAACAGTTTTTTTGCTTTTTCCTGTCCGAATGCTTCCATAAAGCACCAACTCACGAATGCTGCGCACCAAGGCTGTCCTTGATATGATGGCTTAATGTCTCGCCAGTACTTCGTATAGTTGCTCGAACCGGCGTTTGCAGTCTTACTGTCGAGCTGACTATTGCTCTTCTTTTCAAGGTATCCAATCTCATTTTTTGCAATGAGAATCACTTTTTCAATAGCTTTATCCATTGCAGAAACCTCCTCTTTGTAATCCTTATAGAATACATCCATGTCAACGTTACCACTAATGCCGGATACTTTTCCTCTACTGGAATACTGCCAGCCTACACCAACAGATGGACGCAATCTTTCCTGTACGGAGCCATTATCACTAGCCGGATAACGAGCAATCCAGCAATCGTACTTTTTCAGGGTGTCTGACAGAACGTTATTGTACCAATCAAGATTGCAGTAGATACCGACCTTATAACCGGCTTTTTTGATTCTGGTCAGAAATGCTACTGCAATATTCTCAATCGCCTGTTTTCCAAGGTTTCTCTGCTGACTCCATTCAAGGTCGTAGAAGATTGGAAAGTCCATTCCGCGTCCGCCAAGAACAGAAATTACGCTCTCAGCTTCATCAATTGCCTGTGCCGGTGTCAGAGCGTAACTGTATTTATATCCGCCGACAAGGATTCCATTTGACTTGCATCCTTTGTAGTTATGCTCAAAAGAGGAATCAGTTCCAGATTTTTGATGGATTCTCAATATTGCAAACTTAATTTCAGAATTCGATACTTTCGCCCAGTCTGGCTTACTCTGATAAGATGATACGTCAATTCCTTTAATTTCCATATTTTCTCCCTTGCACGTATTTTATTTCACTATCCCTGGTTTTGATTCTGTTACTGTCCCGTCCTCATTCAGTACATAGCCATCCTTTTGAAGCCTTTCAATTACCTTCTTATTCCACAACTCGGGAACATCTGTCCATTTTTTCAATTCATTAATAACTCTTTCTTCGTAAAATTTAACCATTATTCTCACCTCTGATTGTTGCAACTAAAGTAGCCAGTTCATCAAGTGCCGAATCATGCGTTGATACAAGTTCAGCTAGACCGTCAATACCATCACCATTAATCAGAATTTTACGATTAGATTCCGCATTAAGCATTTGCATCACCAAGTCAAGTTTTTCAGACATTTCATTCAGTCTGTTTGAAACTCTATTAATTGCTTTATAAATATTTGCAATTTCCTTTTTATCCATATGCACCTCCTGTTCTTAGCCATTCAGCTATAAATAATTCATTAATTTACTAGGATTTTAGAAACATAAGCAAGGGGCGAGGCTCTTTTCTTGACTGGCATCGGCGATGTCCGTATTCCCTGCCTCATTCACAACACAGAAGGACTCATTGGCACTGCGGCAAGGCGAACGCTCCCACCAAATCCCAGACGCATAAAAATTGCTAGCTCGTGGGCTTTTATACCTGTTTGCGGTCGCATTCTTAAAGTATTGATACTGTATTCCTTCACCTCCAAAAGAATATGGAATGTTACCAAAAATTTCGATTTCAGATAGTAAGAACGCATAATCGTTTGAAGTCTTGATTGTACTACTCTGACCTCCCACAGATGTCAGCTTTTTAACCTGTTTCATCATGCTTTGGACATAAGCAGGTAAACATTTCTTGTACACATTATTACACCATGTACGTCTTTCACAACCTTCCCAACCGCCGCTATTCATATCTGAGCTATTCATATAACCACATTCATGAGATGCATCGAGAGAATTGTTATATTCTGTCGTAGTGTCTAAATACAGCAGGCGTTCCGTCTGAATTGTAATAGCGGCTTTGGCCTTGCCATTGATAGCAGTTACCAAGTCGTCATGTTCAATTCCGATAATCACATAAGCATAATCATTTGCTTTGTGTGACTCACTCACGCCTGTTGCATCCATAGCATTGTGATGGATGGTTCTCTTGTCGCCAACCGCCCAATATTCGCCAATATTGATTTTACCTGCGTAGTGCGCTTTAATCATCCTTGCTATTTCAGCATCCGTTCCGTCAGCGAATGTGACAATCTTCAATTCCCCTGGTTCACCGAGAAGTCTGTTTCCTGTATCGTAGTTGTATACGCCATCAGTGTTGTATGGGAACAGCACGAAGTAATATTGTTTGTCGCTTGTTAACCCTGTGACTGTATAGCCTGTGGTTTTGTATTTATCTCGAACCGTATTATCAACCACAAGCGTTCCGTCATCTGGATTTGCAGGATAGCCCGTTTCTTTCATTACAAGTTTTGTGCCAGCCCATGTAGAAAATGTTGAGCCACTGATTACCGTGTTTTCAGGGTCTTGCCATTTAATTGTGACAGATGTGTTTGCATTTTCAATTGTTGGGTTGTTTACGGGTTTAGGGGTAACGGTCACGCCTCCGCCTTTTGCGTGGAGTGTTCCGTCTTCGTCTATGAATGTTGTCTTACCGTCGGGCTTAACCTTGCCAAGAGTTTCAGTTGTAGCAATCGGGACAGTCGCATCACTTCCCCTGTCTCCTTTTGGCCCTTTTATGTTGACTGTTTCGGGATTGGTGATTCCATCTGTGTTGCTCCAGCTTATATTTCCATCGGTGTCCACACTTGGGACGAATGTAGTGCCCTTGTCTCCTTTAGGCCCGGCATCCCCAGCCTCTCCCTTTTCTCCTCGCGGCCCAGTATCTCCTTTTGCGCCCGTATCGCCTTGCGGTCCGGTAATATTTACTGTCTGGGGGTTTTCAAGTCCTCCGTCATTACTCCAGCTTATGTTTCCTTCGCTGTCTACAACAGGAGTGAATGTGATTCCTCGCGCACCAGTATCTCCTTGCTCACCTTTTGGACCAACTGGACCTTGTTCACCTTGCGGCCCAGTATCGCCTTTTAGGCCCTGTACTCCCTGCTCTCCTTTTTCTCCGGGGTCTCCTTTTACACCCTGTGGTCCCGGGTCGCCCTTTGGCCCTTGCGGACCAACTGGTCCCTGCGGACCTTGCGGCCCTTGAATCCTGCCAGCATTGTTCCAATTTGTGCCGTTAAAAACCCACATTTCTCCATTTATTAAATACGCGTCGTTCTTCTCTGCGCTTAAAGGGAGGTCTGCCTCAGATTCTTTTGTACCAAGGATATTAAAAGATGTTCCATCATTTCCTTGTTCACCCTTTTCTCCTTGTGGGCCTTGTGGACCTTGTGGACCAACATCTCCTTTTTCACCTTGTGGTCCCTGCGGACCTTGAGGCCCTATAATATTACCAACATTTTCACTATCACCATCTGAAAATGTTATTGTCAAATTTCCATCTGTGTCGATACTGACCGCTGTGATAGAGATACCCCTTAGTGATTCTTTCTGCTCGGGTGTCAGCGATTCAAATGCTACGGTGCCATCCGCACCCTTTTCTCCCGGATCACCTTTATCTCCTTTTTCACCCCTTGGACCCTGCGGGCCAGCAGGACCCTCTGCGCCTTTCTCTCCTTTATCTCCTTTTTCGCCTTTTGGACCCTGCGGGCCAACAAATTCTCCGGCATTGACCATCTCTGAAATATCCTCAATGGAACACAATCGTCTTACATCATTAGCCGCAAATGCAATGTATAAGGCTTTGCCAGATGGAACAGAAGGGTCATTGCCAAGAATCGCAACGGGCTCTCCAGGACGAATTTTCGATGTATCAAAATCAGCGTACATACCGCGCCGGAATTGTATTGTATATGTATTGGCCATATTAGACTTACCTCCTTATGAAAGGAAATTATTTTTTATGTAATCCTTTACGGAATCAAGATTTTTTTGCACATTGTCATCCATTACAAGGAAATTGCCCTTATTGTTCTGGCTAATGATACTTCCTGTGTTTTCGTCTACTTCTGAATAGGTATAAGCAATTCGACTTCCTTCTCCAGTGCTAAGATTCATAAAACTTGTTAAAATCTTCTTCATGATATTACCTCCATTTGATTGATAATGTTTAATCTGTCGTTAATAAGCTCTGATTCATAATCTGGTTCCGAGACCTCTGCTTCTTCTGACTCATAATTTGGTTCCGGGATTTCTATATCTCTTGCGTCTGTATAAGCCGTATCTCCCGGATCGGTAAATCGCATATGCTCATATTCAGCTTGTCTTGCTTTGATTTCGAACGAAAATTTAAGTCCCGGAGTTCCTTTTACGATAAAATAATTTTGCTCTTTCTCAGCTATCCAGCAGTCGCCCTCTCCTTCTCTTTGCAAGAACACATAATATTTAATGCCGACATTTGCAGATTCTTGAAAGATATCATCTATGTCAATCATACAAGTCCCGTCATCCGATATTACAGATTCGCCGATATCTCCAAAAAATGGGGTTGGCATTTCATAGCAGTAAAAGAGCTGTTCATCATAGTCTGCCGTCGAAACTGATCTTGATTTTGTCCCACTTACTTTCAATTTCCCTCTGATAGAAGCATCCGCGAGGTCCGTTCCTGTTCCGACGCTGTAGAAATGACCACTGGCTTCTACATGTGTACCCGCTGTAACTTTTTTTGATGTTGAAACACTGTCAGCCGAAACACTAGTACCAACCGAGACCGAACTTGCATGTACAGTTCCTGTATAAAGATTGATTCCTCTAATTCGCGTTCCATACAACGTCCCGTACCCCGGTACATATATTCCTGTATTCGTCTCTGAATAGATCTCTCCAGTTGAAGCATCTAGCGTTACTTCTCCATACGCGCCACTTGCTGAAAGCTTTTTAATTCCAACTTTCCATCCTGCTAATTCACCTGTGTTAATATAATCGGCATTCATGTACACATTACCATTCGATAGATACAGACCTTTATTACTGCTGTTATCGCTTAACACATCAATAATCTCTTGTTTTGACATTTTCCCTATGTCGAGATCACTAAGTGCATTGTCTGTATAGCGATTCGCATTCGATAACGCTGTCGAAGCTTTATCTTCCGCAACACTATATATTGTGTCGCCGTTTGCTAACACGAATGTATTAGGTCTGAGCGTAACATTTCCGTAGTTATCAATCGCAAATGTTGACGTTCCAGAACTGTTTGTAACGTTGATGTTCTTCAGATTAATCAAATCAGCTGAAATCTGTCCGGACTTAATATAGGAAGCATTTATATACAGATGTCCGTTCTGCATATAAATTCCCTCTTGCTTACCGTTATCCGTTAAAGCGTTAAAAACTCTTTCAAAATTGACAATTTTTTCAGCGTCCAGTTCCTGCCAAGTACCATCAGTCCCAGAAAACATATATACCTGGCTTGTAGAGAAGTTCATGAATATCGAGCCGTCATGCTTTTTATATTCTTCGCTTTTCCACTCAGATGCTGGATAATTCTGCAATGTTGGCACATACGTGCCATAATAGTTCGGGATAGTCACATTGCTTTGAACTGTCCCATCCACAACATCCTTGGCAATTTGTTCAATAGTTCTGCTTTTCAGGGTAAAGTTTTCAACTTCTAATGTGACAGCACCTGTGTCGGCATCTATTCTTAATGTCGTATTCCCGTTATTATCTTTCGCTGTGAATCCTCTTGTGTTAATCCATTCTGATTGAATACCGATGGCATAGAGAATATTCAGAACGGCATCTCCATTACTATCAAAGCCGGCTTTCCATGTCTGACTGCCGTCTACTGACAAGAAGAATCCATCAGCACTTGTCTTATAAATTACTTTAGAATCAGCAAGTGTAGGCTTATCATGCCGGTACGTAATTACGGAACCATCTTCTTGTACTTCCTCTGTATAGAAGAAACCCAGCGTGTTTGCTGCAAGCTCGTTCATTTGTTTGAGCTTTACGTCATAGGCAGATAGTTTCTTTTCTATATCTTTTTTTGACTGCTCTACCGCTGTTTGCTGATCACCAATAAACTCGCTTGCATCTTCTTCAGCACTCTTTGCGCTACAACTCCATGATGTTGAACCGCCGAACACGAACTCTATATCTGTCACAAACGATCTAAAGACACGATTCTTTGTATCAATAAATTCAACTGGATCGCCAAAAGTGGCGTATCCGTTGGCAATTCCGTCGCATGAGAAAGGACGCATTCGCAAACCGATTAATTGATTTCCAATAGCTTCGACTCCTGCCTGTGCATTGCCCGACAATAGCTGATTGTCAATAGTAATCACATAGCCGTCCTGACCTGACATATATTCGGTCTCATCTTCTACATATTTGACACCTGTTACAATAACATCGTCTACGTCATATTGTAGATTCTGAATTGAAAATAACGCGTGATAATCGTTATTGCTTAACGTACCACCATCAATCACAGTCCCCATTGTCCATGGATTAAGCGTGCCGCCATCCAGATCATCACCATTTGTCCAGTTCTTTACTGCTCCACCATCGTAAATAGTCGTATTGGTAAATGTCTTATCAAACGTAATAATCCTGAGTAAGTCATTTTCGTCGATTCTTGCATTTCCACCGGCTATCCCGGCACACATTCCGATTATTGTACGGTATGTCGCATTAGATGGCACTTTCTGAATCTGAAAATCCGCATTTGGAAACACTGCATCTCCAAGAGTGATTCCACATTGCTGACAGCATTCCGAGAGCAGTTCCTTGACCGTACAAGGAAAAGACAGATTAGAATCATATGCCTTATCAGCGTTATGCATTTTATCTAAGAGAGAAAGACTTATTTCGCTTGCTGTTGCGGGCTTTTTCGATACAATGTAAGTACCTCTCTTTATGGTTTCTATCCTGTTGGATAACTGCACATTGAGAAAGATAACAAACCTTGCAGCGTTAAAATTATATCCGTCAAAACGCCCATCATCGTTTACTAATGATAAGCTTGCCGTTTTTGCGATTGCCACACCCACCGGAAAGTCCCCGGAGTCTGCTGAATCTACGAGATTATTTCCAGACAGATAAAAGTCTTTTTTGCCTAGCTTAAGAGTTGTGCCATTTGACAATGTAACATTTGCTGTCACGTAATAATTTCTGTTTGTAAGTGATTCTTTCTTTAACTGAGTAGATACATTTATCAAATCGGCTCAATCCTCCTTACATTGATAGACAAATCTGTCCACTTTTCTTCCCCATCTTTCAGAGTTTGCGCAGCCATGTTGAAATTTGATGCGTAGAATGTTCTGTCTATCCATCTTCCCGGAACAGTTGGGTCTTTATGGTGGAATGTGAATTGACTTTTGTTAAGTACAGTATTTAGTATGGTTGCTATTTCAGCCCATGTAAGCTCGCCCCATTGCATGTCATACCCACCTATGGTCCCCATTGGCGTATTGTGCATAATCAAATCCTGACTTCTTTTAGAGTCTTCTGTAGAAGTGGTTGCGAACACCGGTTTGTAACTATCCGGTGCTCTTATAACAACGTTGTCTATTTTAAATTGTTCCTGCGGCATATTCTTCTCCTTACGCTAACTCAAATGGGTTTTTCCCATTCCGATTTCTTCTCATTTCAGCTTCACTGATAATAATATCTAACAATTTTCTGCCAGATGCATTAACTGTAACATTGTAGGTATTTCCATCTCCCTGTCCTTTTCCTGATTCCTCCCGGACAATCTGACGTAACAGGCTTTCCGGTGCTTCCAAGTTATTACCCTTTTTCTGGTCGCCTAATACCGCAAGGAATTCGCTTCGTGGTGGAATAACTGCGCCACTGGCCAGATATGGGATAGTTCCGATACGTGGAAATGTTGCATGAAATCCAATAGTCTTTGAACCAAACGGTGTTGGAACAGTCCAAGGCCCAAAGGAAAATGCAGATTCAATTCCACCAATTGCATTATTAATCATCCCAACTGCATTATTAACAATGCTGATTGCCTGATTAATCGGAGCTTTAATGAAATTAACAATACCTTCAAATGCAGATTTGACTGCATCTCTGGCGGCATTAAACTTATTAGTGATAGCATTTTTTATCGCTTCTACTTTATTAGACACGAACGTAGCTACGTTTTCCCATGTTTTTGATGTCTTGTTCTTTACGCTGTCCCATACGCCTACGACTTTAGTTTTAATTGCATTAAATACTGTGCTGGCTGTGGATTTAAGAGAGTTCCAAAGGCCAGAAAGTGTCTTTTTGATTGCATTCCAGATTGTTGAAGTCAATGCTTTAATCGCATTCCAAGCAGTGCTGATGATACTCTTTATTATACTCAACGCGCCTTTTGTTACGGTTTTAATTACCTCCCACGCACCTGACACAACATCTTTGATAAAACTCCATGCTCCATCCGCAATCTCTTTTATTCCCTGCCAAGCCAGTTCCCAGTCTCCCGTGAAAACGCCGACAAGAAAATCAATGATTCCGCTCAGCGTGTCTGTTACATCACCAATAATTTTAATTAATGATTCCAAGACTTTTATTGCTGTGGTTCCTACAACGTCAATTATCTTTGCCACAACCGGAAGCAAATTTGCGATTATCCAGTTAATCAAAGGCACTAACACTGACTCCCACAGAAGTTTCAGAGAATCAATGAGTTTTCCGAGGAATGTTTCTATCTTTAAAATCGCATCCCCTAACGGTCCCTCTAATAGCCCTTTGAACTGTTCTGCCAGTCCTTGCAAAACAGGAAGAACGTACGTGTTATATCCAGTTATCAGAGTTCCAAATATGCTTGATAGTCCATTTGCTATAGAATCAAAGAGCGGCTTTACGTGTTCATCGTATAACCTCGATATTGCGTCACTAAGGTTTTGAACAACTGTTAAGACCCCACTTGTTACAGTTTCTATTACTCCGAGGCTACCCTCGATTGCGGACTTTAAAATGTCCTTGTTGTCGATAAAAGGCTGCGCAATCATGTTAAGGATATCTCTGCCAAGTTTTGCAGCCGTTTCTGTAAGAACCATTCCGATTTCAGCAAAGATTCCGATTAAATCCGAAGTAATCTGCTGTGCGGTTTCTCCACCAAAAACTGAGAAAACATCCGCGAAGGCGACTGCAAGATTCCCTGCGATTTGCGAAATTTCAGAGCCGATATTGAACATATCTATCAGATAGTTCTTTATTCTTTGCGTGTTCTGCTTTAAAAACTTTTCAATTCCGCCTATAATGTTTTGCGCAATTGTCAATCCAATTCTGGCAAATGAACCGGCAACTTGTCCAATTGCATATGCAAATGAATCAAGAAAATTATTTGCTGCTTTAGTAACTTCTGAATCAGTAAAGATATCCTTTAAAGATTTCCATATGGAATCGAGATCCTTTTTTATTCCGTCAAAAATTGGCTCGTAATCTCCTAATCCATCCCAGAATCCTTTTGCAATTAACTTAGCCAGCTGCTTAAATCTGTCGATTATCTTTTTTAGCGGTTTTGACATCTTATCAAGAACCGTCTCGCCCTCTGCTACCTTTCCGTAATCAACATTTTGTACAGCATCTTTCATCTGATCTGCAAGTCCGCCAGTTGCGCCCGGTACTTTTGACGATGAATCCGCACTTTTATCCGTTGAGTAATTATTTATTTCGTCGAGAGGACTAAGATATCCTTTTGCCGCCTTAGTGGCTTTCTTAGTTGCGTCTGCTGTATCATTTGTTGCATCCGCCAGCTTTTCGGCATTGTTGGCAGCATTTCCATATTGGTCTGCCGTATCAGCTATTGCATCTGTCCCGGCAAGACCTGCGCCACTTGCACCTGTCTGACCAGATGATTTCTTTCCGGTGATTAACTCCGTAAATGACTTGAAGGCATTCGCTAAAGTCGCCAGTTTGCCCAGTAAAATATTAATAACTCTCAAAACAGGAGTGAAGAGATTGATTAATCCCTGTCCAACTGTTGCCTTGAGAGATTGCAGCTGTAACTGCATCACTCGCACTTGGTTCGCCCATGAATCAGATGTACGAATGAAGTCACCAGATGCGGCAGACAACTGCTTCTGCACAAAAGCCAGACGAAGAGCCACTTTCTCCTGTTCTGTCATTTCAGATGTGGTTTTGCCATAGCCGTTTGCAAGCGCGTACTGGTCAAGTGCTGACTGGGTCATAACAACCCTGTATACCCTCGGTTTCCCGATATTTATTAGGGGAGTAGACTATCTCTTCATCCAAATAGGATGCATGGCACTTCGGAATAGGGAATTTCACCCTAAACCTACTTCCTTACGGAATAGTCGTTACACTTTCATCAAAAAAGAGCCTCTTAACGAGACTCTTCGATGCTTAGCACGGTATTACCATGATTATTTAAATTTCCATTTGAACCCATATGCAGTGCGATGCCTATAAACATTGTTGCATACTTTAGATATTAGGCCTTGATCGTATCCTGTTTCTCTGCAAAGGAAGTTCATTCCTTCCCATTCTTTGATTACGTTTCCGTCTAAATCACATTGTAGAACTGCTCTTTGCTGAGTTTTTCTTAACCGTTCTACTCTCGTTCCATAAGCATTGTTTTCTTGAACAGTACACCATTCAAGATTTTCAACGCAATTATTCTGCTTGTTTTCGTCAATGTGATTAATAGAATTGCAACCGTCCGGCTTTTCAAGAAAAGCATTTGCAACCAATTTATGAATTGTAATTGTTTTCTTTTTGCCGTCTTTGTGCAAAGAGACTATTGGATAACCGTAAGTATCAAGCGCAGGAGAATAAATTTTCTCTGGTACTTTTCTTGTATACCATTTTGCCTTGCATCTACGCTCAAGACTTTTTATTCTTCCCAGATTGCTTACTTGATACAGACCTTCGTAGCCGTTAATATCTTTCCAAATTTCTTCACTCATGGAAATCACCTCCTATAAATATTATATCATATAGGCGTCATAACCACAAGTTTTTTAAATAATTTTAGGCTTTTACCGTTAGCATTGCTCATAAAGCAACACACCGAAGATTTCTTCGTTCACCATGTTATTCAATACACATTGCTGTGTAAGGGAGCTAATTGTTAACCCAAGTCTTTAAGTGTTTCCGTTTCTCCTGTAAAAACTGACTTCAGTTTTATATAAGCCAGGTCTTGCGAAATGTTATAGAACGATGCTACATCACCAGTCAGCTGCGTTAGAGCCGTTGACATATCATAAGCCTGCGCTTCGGAGAATCCGAACGACTTGGACATTGCGCCGAACGTGCCGACATACTGTTTCGCCATTGTTTCTGACAGACCAGCAGAGGTCATGGCGTTCTTTGCAAATTCGTTTACCTTGTCCGACATGGTTGTAAATGTAACATCGACCACGTTCTGCACTTCTGCCAGATTGGAGCCAAGTTCTACGCACTCTTTCCCAAACTGGGCTAGTTTCCCAATTGCGAATGCTCCGCCAATCAGTACGCCTATTTTTTTTACTACGCTGCCAAGTCCGTTAAAAGACTGTCTGATTGCTGATACGCCGTTTTGTACACCTGATGTGTCCATTCTGGTATCAATAATGACTGAGCCATCAGCAGCCATGTGTCCACCTCCTAACTATTTGAGGTTAAGCATCTCATTCAGCTTATCTTTATAAGCTTGCTCCTCGTCGCTGAGACGCGTTTTTATGTCAATAATATTTTTGTTTTCTTGATAGAATTTCTTTTCCCATTTATCGAGTTTTTCACCCTTTACTTTTTTTGACCGGATTCCAACAACCGTGTTGAACAGGCACTCGCCAGATTCCATAAAGTATCCAAAAAACGTCCACCAGTGCATATAAGGTACTGATCTGATTTCTTTACCAGCAACCTTGTTTACAGCCGGCACGATCATATCTCCGTCCTGTTCCCAGTCCATCAAACGGGGCTTGGGCTTATTTGGACTATCGTCAGTTTGTCCACAATCAATAAACTCGCAAGCTTTCTGACAAGCTTCTGTAAGATGTTCCAGGGGTATGCTTTGCCAGTCCTCAAACAAAATCTGTAACATAACAACAGCTTTCGCCTGTTCATCCAGTTCTGGGTCATTCATGGCTATGAGAATATCAATAATCGCTCGAAAATCTGTCCTGATAGAAAAATCCACCCCACTTATGCTCAGTGAGGTGGGCAACTCATAGGCGGTCATTTTGTATACTTCTCCGTGTACTTATTGACCACTTCCTGCATTTTTTTCTTTCTCTTTTCAATTTCCGGAGTAAGTGCTTCATTGATTTTGTCCAGAACGATATAGGCGAACACCTGACCATTTCCAAAAACAGTTGTTGCGGTAATTGGTTCTTTAAATAAATCCTTAGATGCTTCGTATCCGAGCATATAATTGATTTTGTCCTCAATCTGCTTATTAATCTCCGCCATCTCTTTACTAGAAGAAACATTTTTAACAGATTCCTGAGCCTGCTCAAAGAAAGTTTCCAATTCTTCCGCTCTTGCCGCAATGTTGATGTCGGTGGGGTTCAGTTTGAATGAAGAGAACACTTCACCCTGTTTGTTCGTGAATGTGAAAAGAAGAAATCCATCATCAATGTTTGTGTTAATTGTTTTTGCCATTTTCTATATCCTCCTAAAAAAAATTATTCGCTGTCAGCTGTAAATGTTCCTGAAGTAATGTCGAATTTTCCTTTGACACGTTCTCCAACGTAGTTCACTGTAAATGGAATCTGATAACCGGATGTATCGCCGCCGTAGGATGTTGGCACAACATGGCAATCCTGCTTGTATGCTTCGTATTTACCGGCTGTTGCTTCTTTCCAGAGATGTACTTCAACTGCACTTGTTTTCAAATTATCGTCTTTAAGACGTTCGTCTACAATCTGCTGAAGCTTTTCGAACAGATCTGATGTAGTATCTGCATAGAACGGATCAGCGTCAGAAGAAGCTTCGTAGCCATTGTGTTTAAATGTGGATTCTCCAAGAATGTTTTTAGATGTTTCAGTGTCTGGATTGAGTTCTACATTGTACTCTTCCAGGTCTTTTCCAAGACGCTCATATTTCGGCGTCAGTCCTCCGCAGAGGGAGCCTGCGTCGATATAATGAGCCATATATTTACGGTCAATTTTTCCTGTAACTGGCATAGAAATGTCCTTTCTGCCTATAACTTTAAAAGGCTGTGTAGGTTAGCGACTATCTCCAATTGATAGCCGGTTGTTACTTGTTATATTGCTTCGTAAGTATTTTCGTAGCGCACCGACAATGGTAACAACCAGTCCTGTACGCCGCTCTCCTGCGGTTCTAAACCATAGGAGTTGTCACGTGTGATACGTTTTATCACTCGCCCCTGTGAAAGCTCTGGAAACACATTTAAACGCGTCTCAGAGCCATTTATAATAACTGGTTCCCGGCATATCCATTTACCGAGATTGTCAAGGAACTTCTGAACAGATAGTTTCTGCCTTTCTTTGTCAGATGCTGTACGATATACCACGTAAAATGGGTACTGACATACCTGATGCATCGTTCCGCAAACGTCTTCTTTCTCTGAATAGATCAACGCCCCGTTGTCTGCCGAGAACGCAATTCCTGATTCTTTGCCGAGTTCTTCAAACTTGATTGTTTCATTTTCGTATAACCCTGGATACTGGTTTAGAAGTGCTTTCATGGCATCTGTCAGAATCTCATATCCAGTTGCATCTTTTCCGATAGGTTTATCCGCCATGTCTGCCACCTCCTGCCTGTGCTTTTACTTTACGAATCCATGTGTCGCCGTATTGTCGTTTAGCGGCATCGAACCACTTTGCTTGTGCCTGTGGGTGAATTTGTTTGGTGTATTCAAGATTTTCCTTTGCGGCTGTCTGACCAGAAAACTGACTAACAAGAACTTTCTTTGCTCCACGTCTTGCGTAGGGACTTCCAGTTGCTTCATCAACCATTCCTTTCCCCTCGTACAGAAAACGCCCATAAGGAGCCGCCGCCGCGCATACTTTCCCAGTTCCTTGCAAAGATGTACTCTCAATTCTTGTCCGATTGATAAAATTTCCGGTAATCATTGGCATAAATGGAACCATGCTGTCCATAACCATTCCGTCAAGGAGATACTGGGCTTCTTGATACTGTCTGGAAAACCTGTCCATATTCAGCTTGATTTTCATATCTCCATCGACTATGGAGAATCCTTTGAAATGATGAATCTTACTCATATTACTTACCCAGAATCTCAAAATGTGGAATCAGCGTATACGGACCGCCTACACTGGTAACCTTAAACACGTTATCCTTGTTCTCGTTCATGTACTGGTAGAATCCGTTTCGATAATCACCATCAGTTACTGCTCCACCAGTCCACTCACCCTCCCAGAAGAATGACTCGTCCGAGAATGTGATAGTATCTTCCAGAGCATTGTTAATCTGCCTTTTCCACTCCTTCGAAGGCACCCATGGGAGAATCTTGCCATCTTTATCGGTAATGGTTATATCACCGTTCTGAACAGCATAACGAACGTGCAACTGTGCGTTGTCAGTTGCGTCTGGTCCGTACTTTTTAAGGATTGCTCCCTTGTCCGTAATGAGATCAACGCCGGATAGCACGTGAGGATACCAGTACGCATCTCCTGTCGTGGCTGATTCGTAATAGTCAAAAATCGTCACCGTTTTTTCGTACATGATACCCTCTCCTTAATATTATTCTTTCTGCGTTGTCTGCTTAATAATCTGATTCACGCCAGTAGCCGATAATCCGTTAAACATACCGACCGCAACCGCTGTGATATAATCCGTTGCCGGGAAGTCCGGGATAACTCCCATTACGTACGCTTCGGACGAATCCGA